AACACTGGGTATATTAATATTGTTGCTGTTATGCAGAAGTTCTTTGATCAAGCAATTTCTGGAAACTGGAGTTATAACCCACAGCATTATGACAATTCTGAAGTTCCTGTATCAGTAATGGCACAGGATTTATTGACAACCTTTAAATATGGTTGGAAGACTTCTTACTATCAGAATACATATGATTCTAAATCAGATGTAGTTGAAGAAACAACTAAAGAAGACATTAAAGATCTACTAGAAGGTATATTTGAAATGGAGGAGGACGATTGTGACAGCTGCAAAATCTAAGGAGGAACATATGGATATAACTGGTATGACTGTATTCAATACGAATCAGGTAGATACTACCAAAGGACAAATGTTCTTTGGTCCTCCATTAGGAGTACAAAGATATGATAAGTTTAAGTATCCTATCTTCGATAAGTTAACACAGACACAGTTAGGTTTCTTTTGGAGACCAGAAGAAGTTTCCTTACAAAAGGATCGTGCTGATTATCAAACACTAAATGCTGCACAGAAACATATATTTTCAAGTAATCTTAAGTATCAAATCTTACTTGACTCTGTTCAAGGACGTGGGCCTGGTATGGCGTTTGCTCCTTATGTTTCTTTACCTGAATTGGAAGGTTGTATGAACATATGGCAGACTATGGAGATGATCCATAGTAGATCATACACACATATAATTAAGAATGTATATCCAGATCCATCTGAGGTCTTTGATACTATCTTGGAGGATGAGCAGATCCTTGCACGTGCTGAGTCAGTGACCAGAGCATACGATGAGTTCATTAATTATGCACAGGAGTATGGTCAGAGTAACAGTTGGAAAGATGATATGAGGAGTCATCCCAATTCAGAATGGACACGTAAAGATTTAAAAAGATCACTCTATAAGGCAGTTGCCAATGTTTATATACTGGAAGGAATTAGGTTTTATGTCTCTTTTGCTTGTAGTTTCGCTTTTGGCGAGCTTAAGTTACTTGAAGGTTCTGCTAAGATCATATCATTGATAGCAAGAGATGAGTCACAACACATGGTTGTCTCTCAAAATATATTAAATAAGTGGAAGGAAGGTGATGATCCAGAGATGGTTGTCATTGCTAAAGAAGAAGAGGAGAATGTCTATCAGATGTTCCGTACAGCAGTAGAAGAAGAGAAGGCATGGGCTGAGTACTTATTTAAAGATGGTTCTATTATAGGACTCAATGATAAATTACTACAAAAGTATGTTGAATGGACTGCTAATCGTAGGTTAAAATCAATTGGTCTCGATGCAATCTTCGACACTCCTATCTCTAACAATCCATTACCATGGACAGCACACTGGTTATCTTCTAAAGGTATGCAGGTTGCACCACAAGAGACAGAGGTTGAATCATATGTTGTTGGTAGCATCAAACAGGATGTTAAGAAGGATACTTTTGCTGGTTTTAAACTATGAACAAACCTGATACTAAATTACATGAATGTATTTACGTAGCAGAAAAGATTATTCCTGCTGATATTTGTGATGTTATTGTTAAAGATATAGAATCGAGAGAGTGGATACCTCATAAGTGGTATAATGTTCACAAAGATTCATATCATTCTGAAGAAAAGATGGAGCTTGATATTCAGGGTGCTACTCTAGAATTGCAAAAACAATTAGGGAAATTTATAATAGAAGCTGGTAGAAAATATGAAAAAAATTATGCATTTTTTACATTTGGTGATGGATCTCCAAATGTAATGAATAACTTTTGTCAGGTTCGTTTTAATAGATACTCACCTGGTCAGATCATGCGTCAACATTTTGATCATATTCATTCATTATTTGATGGTACACAAAAAGGAGTGCCAGTACTTAGTTTTATTATGAATTTTAATGATGACTATGAAGGTGCTGATTTATATTTCTGGAAAGATAATGTGATCAAGTTAGGTAAGGGTGATATTGTTATGTTCCCTTCTAATTTCTTTTTTCCACATGGTGTGACTGAAGCAACAAAAGGAAAGAGATATTCAGGAGTATCATGGGCATGGTAGACGATTCCAACTGGAGAGAAGAGTACAAAGGATATACTTCTAGTAAGTATGAGTTAGATTTGCTTGAGAATGGTCCCAAGAGTCTATCCCAGTCATGGGTGATGGGAGCTCTATATAACAAATGGAAAAAGATCAAGGGATATAAGGAACCAGAACCACCAAATTGTCAATCATCACTAAAAGAATGGGAGGAGAGTATTAAACAATATGAAAAAAATTAAATTTGTTATCGCACAAGACGGTACTGTAACTGAAGAGGTTATGGGTGTTAAAGGAACACAATGTCTTGATCTTACAGAAAAGATTGAGGAGACATTAGGAACTGTCCAGTGGAGAAAAGAAACACAAGAGTATTATCAAACCGTTACTACAGAGGAAAATGTCACACTTCAGCACGATTAAGACTAAAATAAAAGAGAGACCTCAATTAGTTGAGGCATTAGAATTATTACAGTATAATGTTAAAGAAGATCAAGACCTCGTTATTACAAATCCTGATCATGCTGAGGATCACCCTGTGGTTCGGGCAGAAGTTGCTGTGTCAAATGACATTGGGTTTCGTTGGAACGAAAAGACGGAGACTTATGATCTATACTCTGATCATTCTACTTGGGATCTTGATGTTCCAGTAAGTAGATTCATAGACAAGGTAACTCAACAGTATGCTAGGATGACTATACATAATACTATTAATCAGATGCATGGTTATTCTGTGTCTGAGGAGTGGGAAATGGATAATAATTCTATTGAAATAACAGTTACTAATTGGCAATAAATAGGAGATAAAGAAATGAAAATTATGAGATGGTTGACGAAAGAGTTTACGAAAACCCCTGGCTATATGAGGGTAAACCTTTCACTTCTGACGATATTGGCGATCAGTTCGGTTTCGTCTACTGTATTACTAATCTCCAGACAGGCAAAAAATACATCGGAAGAAAATATTTTACCAGTCGTAGAAAGCCTCGAAGTGGCAAAAGTAAACGGAGAGTTACGAGTGAGAGTGACTGGAAAAAATACTACGGAAGTTCTGACGAACTTAAGTCCGATGTTAAAAGATTGGGCAGAGAAATCTTTAAGCGAGAAATCTTATCGCTCCACTCAACCAAAGGTAAAGTAAATTTTGAGGAGACTAAACAGTTATTCATCAACAATGTCCTTTCAGAAGCATTGAGCGATGGAACACCTGCATATTATAATAGTAATATCTTAGGACGTTACTACAGGAAAGACTATTTTAAAGAACAATGTTAAAAGTAAAGTGCCGTGTATGTGGTAAGGAACTTGTTGGATCAGGTTGCTGCGGCTGTCCTAATATGACCACGATAAGGGATGATCATGTTATTGCAAATGATCTAAACTTGGTTACGTTAACAGAATCTATTAATAATGTTAAGAAATCAACACTTTTCACTGTTGATGACCTAAAATACCAAGAGGCTCGTCGTAAAAGAAAAGTCCGTAAAATAATATTTGAGGAGAGATGATCAATCTGGATGAAAAATTTCACAACTACCTAGAAAAAGGTGGTAAGACATTTAGAATTGATGGTGTCAATGAACCACTTACAGGTTACGGTTACAACTGTGATGGTTCGGACATCATTGGCTACTGGGTTAATACAACCAACTATAAATTGTTTTATAATTTGAATGAACAGTTCCTGAAAATGGAACCTCTTAATACAAAACCATGAAAATATTTTTAGATACCGCTGAGGTGGATCAAATTGTTGATGGATACAAGACTGGTCTGGTTGATGGTGTCACCACTAACCCCACTCTTATACTCAGGTCAGGAAGGCAACAGAGTGATGTGATCGAAGAGATCTATCAAGCATGTCCTAACCTTGAGTCCATCTCTGCTGAGGTAGTTGCTGAGACTGCTGAAGAGATGGTAGAACAAGCACAACCATACATTTCTCTCAGTGATAATGTTACAATTAAAGTACCTTGCACACGTGAGGGATTAAAAGCTTGTTATGAATTACACAATGATGGTATATTAACTAATGTAACTCTTGTGTTCTCAGTATCACAAGCAATACTTGCTGCAAAGGCAGGTGCATCCTACGTTTCTCCTTTTGTAGGTAGAGTAGATGATAATTCTTTTGGAGGTCTATGCCTTGTAAAAGACATCGCTAATACATATAAGAGGCATGATGTTGAAACACAAATCCTTGCTGCTTCCATTAGAAACGTCAGGGATGTAGGTAGAGCCTTTGAGTATGGTGCAAATGTATGTACTATACCTGTTAAAGTCTTCGATAAGATGTATGATCATGTCCTAACTCGTGAAGGGTTAGAACTGTTTAATAACGATTATCTTGCGGCTAAAAATCAAACATGATCTCTCTAATTGTATACTCTAAACCAGACTGTCCTTATTGCGAAAAATTTGTAGCAGTAATGGAACATCAAGAATTAACATTTGTTGAATATAAACTTGGTAGTCAATTTTCTGAGAAAGAATTCTATCAAGAGTTTGGTGAAGGTGCTACCTTCCCACAGGTTGTGTTAGATGGATACGGAGACAGGTTACATTTGGGTGGTTGTCAAGACTCAATCAACTACTTGCAAAAAGAAAAAATTTGTTGTACAATATGATTGAACTAACTGAAGAAGAATTTAAAGGAGATCTAGACAAATATACTCTTCGTATAGAGAATGGCGAAGACTTCCTTATTAAAAAATCAAGTGGTGAAAAGTATATTGCCACTGATATAACTAAATTTCAAAACCCTTGTGATATATGATACAAGCAATACTAAAGAACGAACTCTACATGGGTTACATCTTTGGTATTATGATACTAGGTGGATTTATTCGTCAATATCATGTACTAGATGATGTATACTCTTTAATAAAAAGATATGTCAAGGATAACCGTATCCTTATTATTCTTACTAGCATTTTCGGTGGTGTATTACCTATTCCTGGAAGAGTTGCACTCTCAGCACCTCTTCTTGATGCAATAGCACCACCAGATAAGCGTAAGAGAAGTGCATTTGGCATAATTGATTACCTTTCAACACACCATTACTACTGGTGGTCTCCATTGGAGAAGACAGTGGCACTACCAATGGCAGTGTTGGGTATAAGTTATTGGGGATTCCTAAGTTATACTATAGTACCTCTTATTATATGCCTAGCATATACATGGTGGTATATATTTTCTAAGGTTGATCCTCAATCAGTTGTACCTGATTTAAGTAACATCAGGGACTTCAATTGGATTAGAGCATTGAGAGGATGGGCTCCTTTTATTGCTACATTGTGGTTCTTACTTGCAACAGGTAAAGGTGGAGCAATCTTCTTCTTTCCTTGGTTTGGTGCTATGGCATGTTACTATAGTATCATTTGTAAAGATTGGAACTGGGGTAAATACCTTGATGGAAAGTTTGCTATCATCGCATCAATAGTTCTTGCTCTTGGCGGTGTAGTTAAACAGATTCATGGACCTGTAATGGAATATCTTAAGGGTGCAGATCCTTCTATGATTATTCCTGTTTCTATTGTTGCAGCAGTTGCATCGTGGATTATGGGTTCATCAGGTAAGTATGCTGGTATGACTTCTGCTCTTGTAGCAGTCTTTGGACCTCAATATCTCGTGTGGTTTTTAGCTACAGAATATTCAGGTTACCTCTTGTCACCAGCACATAAATGTCTTATGAT